ACCGGGTTGTTGACCGTCTTGGCCTCCAGTCTGCTTATCCTGACCTTCAGCTTGCTCCGAAAGGCGACGAAGGAGGTGGCGAGGCTTACAGCACTGGCGGCGACTTGGGCCTCATATACCTTCAGTCTCTTGCAGACCTACCCGGAGATCCTACACAATACGCAGCATGGTACGAACGTGCTACGGCGGCAGCTAAAGCCCTTCTTGTCGAAGCGTGGTTACGTCCATCTCTCTATTTTTTTGATAAGACTCTCATCAAAAAATTTCCCGATGGGCTCTACATCGCCAAAACTGGAGACACCCTCCTCGAAGCCCGAGGCTCCAGCATCGACGACTGTTGGACACACTACGTCTTCAACCCCGTCCCCGGCCGAATATGGGGCGACGGCGACGACGACATCATTCCCCAACAGCTTAAGCTCGATGAAACCGACCGCCTCATCCAGCGGAATCAAGGCTACAATTCGAGTCCGATGCTTGTCATCGACTCCCAACGTATCGATAAAAATGAGGTAGTGAATGACCCGTCCACGATCATCGAAGTCAAAAGCGCTGGCCGCCCAGTCACCGACGCCTTCGCAACCGTCAAGTCGGAACCGCTTGCCCAAGAAACGTGGCAGTGGCGCAACTCCCACCTCACCGACATGTACTTTCACTCTCGCGTATCACCCAGCGCGGTTGGCATCCATCAACCCGGCGTTAATACCTTCGGAGGACAGGAGTCGATGGCCTCCAAAAGTGACTCCTCTCTACTCCCCAACTTAATTCTGTGGAAAACAGCGGATGAGATTTGGGCGCGTCAAGTCCTAGTCCTCGCCTCGAAAAATTGGCTGGATGAGCGAGTGAATGCGGTCTTCGGACTCAATGGAAAGTGGGAATTCGATAAGCTTCGGGGCTCTGCGCTCCATCTCGATAAAGTCCACATCGTCACCCGCGTTCTTCCGATTGATCCATCCCAACAGGACGCAATGAGCCAAGCTGTAGCAGCGGGCGCACTCGATCCCACCGATCCCCGCGTCAAGCGGAAGATGATGGAACTATTCCATCTTCCTATCGAACTCGATTCAATGTACATGGATCAAAAGGCCCAATGGCGTGAGATAGACGCGATGCGCTCCTCGATGCAGCCCATCATGCCCATGATGATTCGCGACAACGATGCGGTTCATATTGACGCTTGTCGCACCTACCTCAACTCAGACGACGCTCAACAGAATCCTCAACTAGCACAACTCGTTTTGCAGCACGCCCAAGCACACATCATCAACATGCTCCGACAGAATCAAATGATGGCGGCAGTTCAGGGCGGAGCGGGAGAAGCCCCCGGAGCACAGCCTCAAGGTCAACCCGGAGAGGGTGGACAGCCAGGGGAGCTGGGTGGACAAAAGCCGGGAGGTCAGGGTGAGCCCGAGAAGGGCGCTCAAGCTGGTAAGCGGGGAGGGCAGTCTCCCAAGAATCCAGTTACTAGGCAGCAACGCGCAGTGAAGGGTCAGGCGGCGAAACCGAAGCGCCCTCAGCCATCGAGTGGGAACCAGTATAATCAACATAGACAAACATGATTAAGAAACTTCTTTTCTCCCTAGCCTTACTGTGTGGCCTCGCGTCGGCACAGTCTTTCTATCGCCTATCTCCGCCTGTGCCGGGAGGAGTTCTTAGGATATGTCCAATCACCAGTAGCAATCCCTGCGCCAATCCCGCCCCCATTTTCGCGGATCAGGGACTTTCTCAGCTAATCCCACAACCTGTTATGTTAGGCCAAGATGGAAACTATGGATTCTGGACGGTTCCTGGCCAATATTTATTGCAGGTCGGCTCTCCGTTCAATCGTATAGAGATCATCAATCTAGCCGGGCCTAGTCCGGGTACAGTCACAATACCGGGGATTGTTGTAGCCCCCCAAACTCCAAACTTTGGCGCAGTTCAAATAGGAACTGATAGTAATCCTGTTCCCATATCCATCAGCAATTCTGGCAACGCCGTTGCAGTGATTTCGTCAATTTCTCTGTCCCCAACCACAAATGACTATACCGCTAGCACCAACTTTAGCGCATGCAACGGAGCACTTTTTGTTGGGGGGACTTGTACACTTTCTGTCATTCTACATCCCACTTCTGTGGGGGCTGAACCTCTCCTGACCATGACAGTAAATAGTAACGCTCCTGTTGCGTTCAGCGACACGGGACAAGCGCTCAATACAGCTATTTTTTCGGGCACTGGTACATCTGGTCCTACTTTTTTGGTGAGCGTAAATTGTTCGGGTACTGGCAGAGGCACTATCGTCAGCAACGAGAATCCTCCCCTCATCAATGCGGTATGCGTAGCGGGTAGTGTATCTGGAGTATCCAGCAATAACTACGCCAGCGGAAGTACGCCTACGTTGACAGCAACCTCCACCGATGGTGGAGTGGCGGGTAATTTCTTAGGCGGAGGAATTAACTGCTCAGGTTTCAATCCATGTAGCCTTACCATATCCACAGCCACCACGGTTACTGGAAGTTTCACCGCCCCAACTCCAACCTTTAATCTCAGTTTGACTGGACAAGGAGCAGGCACAGCGACCGTAACCAGCGATGTAGGTAATTCGGCTGGAATAATCAATTGCACTACGACAGCAGGAGTCACCAGTCCCGGAGGCGGGACCGGATGCAGCGGAGGCTTTCCGTCAGGCACAGTGGTTACATTAACACCCGCTCCGAATGCCAGCAGCACCTTTGTGGGATGGATTGGTTACCCAACATGTAGCACGGCCTTATCTTGCGTGGTTACGGTGAATGCTAACATCACGGTCACGGCAAATGTCACACTGACTGCCGCTCCTCTGGCCTTGATTCAGACCACTACGAACTGCACAGTTGCATCAACCACAATCGCCTGCTTATGGGCATCGGCGCAGACGGCTGGCGATCTTCTCATGTGTGTAGGAGCATGGCCGGATGCGAGCACAACGGTTTCCTCAATCGCAGACACGAAGACGAATACTTATACCCAAGTTCCGACCATCAGCCCGAAAGTTGGCACGGCCTTAACTCAGGTCGCTTATTACGCTCAAAACATCGTGGCGGCGACGGCAAGCGCCAATACCACCACCATGACGCTTTCGGGTGCTGTGCCTGCCATCTCCGGCACTAACCTAACCTCTGCCGCTTCCAATTCATCGCTTAGCTCCTATAGCACCGCCTCAATCACGCCCAGCGCCAATAATTTAGTCCTACTGACTGTGCTATCGCACCTAGGTGCAAGCAATGGAGCGGGGCCGGTAACTTCGGTCACGGGGAACAGTTTAACGTGGGTAAAAGTTGCCAACCTTGTGTTTGGGGGTAGCGTCGGCTCGGGGAAAAATAACGATATCGAAATATGGCGGGCGATGGGCGCATCCCCCCCTACGGGTGCGGTCACCATCAACTACGGTAGCGCCCAAGGTACTGCAGGTTGGTCGGTAAGCCAATTCAGCGGCACCGATCAAACAGGAACAAATGGTTCCGGTGCCATCGGCATTGTTGCCAGCGCTGGAGCGGACGTTGCTACCGCATCACCCATGTCCGTGACTATGGGGACTTTCGGTTCAGCCGGGAACGGTACTTATGGCGGCGGCGGTACGGATGGCACGGCCAACACCATTACCGCTGGCACCGGCATGACGATACTTGGCAGCGAACTGAATAGCTCATCAGTCGCTGATGAGTGGGCTACGGGCAATATCAGTCCGGTTAAAGAGAACTACACTGCAGGCGGATCGGGACTTTTGCGGTGGGGCATCATCGGCGTAGAGATTAAAGTGCCGGTAAACCGACGCGATATGCGCTGCGCGGAGTATAGCGGTATCCTCGCCTCGGGTAGCCCTATCGACGTGAGCGCGGCGGCTGTCGGAACCAGCAGTACCCCGGCATCGGGAAGCATCACGCCAACCTCCACCGGGGAATTGATTACCGGCTTTACCACTTCTAACCAGTCCGTCAATGCGGTGTCCACGGGCTTCACTCAGAGAATCAGAAATACTTTTGGCGACGACATGGAAGATGTAACGGGGACTTTAGCAGCCTCGAACTTCCAGCCAACCCTAAGCGCTAGTGGAAATTGGGTAGCCGACCAAATCGTGTGGAAACTGGCCGGGGCTCCAGTCAGTACAAATTTCAGCCTGACGATGACAGGCAGCGGAAATGGTAACGGAACTACAACCAGCAACGTCGGCACCCCGGTCTTAAATTGCACCAGCACAGCAGGAGTTACGTCAGGGGCTTGCAGTTCCTCGGTCACATCTGGTTCCACGGTGACCATGATTGCCGCTCCGAAAACTGGATCGGTGTTTGGAGGGTATACCGGAATCACCGGCTGCGGGCCTTCAGCGACTTGCCAAGTTCCCAATATCACCAGCAATCAAAACGTGACCGCCACTTTCAATCTAGCGGGGGTTAATAATTTCTTTGTTGCTCCTACTGGCAATGACAGCAATACAGGCACACAAGCCTCCCCTTGGTTGACTCTTTCTCATGCCATCGCAACGTTCACTCTAGGTGCCAGCGGCACCATCATCCATGTGGCAGATGGCACCGTGCCTAATGACAACGCTGCGTGTAATCCCTTTACCGGAATCAGCACTTGTATCAACCGGGGTGGGTCATCCACGACCGCGCGCCTCACGATTCAGTGTGATAACGGAGTGGGGGGCGGCTATGCGGCCCAGGGGCACTGCTTAGTACGCGGCACTGGCGGCGTTGGGTTTCTCGTCAACACCAACAATGTCGATATCGTGGGCTTCGACGTAGGGGCGCAAGCTAGCATGAACACCGGCATTTTCGTGGTGGACTGCGGGCCAGCACCCAATTCTACTTGTGGGAACAGCGTCCATGTGATCGGAAATTACGTCCACGATTTGGGCAATGGCTGTCCCTCCCAGGGAGCCATTGAGTTTGACCAAAACCACGGTTACACAATCACGGATGGGCAGATCATCGGCAATCTAGTATTTCGCTACGCGCAAGACCCCACGGCCTCAAGTTGCAACGTAGCGCACGGTATTTACGCAAACACGGGCAACATAAAAATCCAGAACAACATTGTCGCCCAAGTCCCGACCTACGGCATCACGTACTACAGTTCGGCCTGCTTCGGCAGCGTTTCTAATAACGTCGTAATCAGTGCCAAAGGCGGCATGGTCATGGGCACGGATGGCATTGCGACGGCCTGCGTCAATCAGGGCTCGAACACAGTCAATAACAACTACTTCGCGCGCATCACGTCCAAAGGGACCATCGTCCTGGATACGAATTGCACATCGACCACGACTAACTTTTTAGGCTCCAACATGAGCGACAACAGCGCTCCCTCAGGCGACATAGTGGCCAATGGTTCAACCACCTGCGACACATTTTCCCCGCCCACATTTACCCACGTGTCCGGGACTAACATGTTCGTGAACTATCAGACAGATGGAAGTGGCGACTATCACCTAAAGGCAGGAAGCCCCGGAATCAACGCGGGGACTCAGCAATGTAGCACGGGAACAGGAGCACTAAATCCGTGTACACCCAATACTTCCATTGACGGCACCATTCGTCCGCAAGGGCCGCAAGTTGACGTGTCAGTCTATGAACAGTAATCTTGGTTGGATGTCCAGGCAGTTACTTTAGATTCAATCTTTAATGCTATAATTCTCCTATGGCTGACGAGTTTGCAAACCTCAGTGATACCTTGATTCCTCCCAGCGGGGAATCGAAAACCTCCACTGACGCCTCGAAAGAGGAGTCCACAACCGCGACGGTGGCCACCGAAGCGCCAAAGGTATCCGCAGAGTTCACAGCTAACCCCGACGCCGCCGAACTTGGTCAGATTCTCTTGAACAGTGGCTACAGCAAGGAACAGCTCAACGACCTTCTACAAGCCCCCAAGACCCTCGAAGCAATCCAATACCAACTTCGCAACGACCCCATCGAGTTCTTCAAGACAATTGAACGCAACGATCCCAAGACGGGCGAGAAGGTCATCGAGTCCTTAGCTGACGAGTATGTGAAGCGCTACGGCAAGAAGGAAACGGCAGCCGGAGATGGTAAGGACAAAGGTGACGTTTCCGATCCCCGCGTCCAAAGCCTCCAAGAGCGCCTTGACCGGATGGAAAGCGAGCGCACACAGGAACGCAATGCCGCCGCTCTAGCCACCACTCGACAACGCTATCAGGGCCGGGTTGACGACCTATTTGGTTTGAAAGAAGTAAAGGAACTCGGTCTAACCGGAGCCGAGACTAAGGCTATGCGTGCCCGCCTCGATGTCGAACTTGGCGCGGATCGGGCAGCTACCAATCGCATAACCTCCGGCAACTTCGTCGATGTTCCACGCACCTTCAAAGGAATCATAGACGAATGGGCCGCCGACAAGAAAGCCACCACCGAAGCCGCCAAGGGTGGCCGCGACAAAGTTATGGAAAATGGCTTCAACGAATTCACGACCGGCGCAGAGCTGGTCAGCAAACTCCCGGCCAACACTTTCGATAGCTGGGACAACACTGAAGAAGCATTTGCAAAAGTTCTAGAGCGAACCAAGTAGCCCTATTTAGGGCAGGAGAATCACGATGGCAGTATTTAACCTGAGTGCGGCCCAGCCGTTGATGAAGATTTTCTTCAACCCCCGCATCTCAAAACAATTCAACACCGCAGCGGTTCTCTGGAATCGCTACGCTGACGGCAAGGGAATCCCCATCTCGAACCGAGGAATGGAAATCCCGACCCACCTCCAGCCCAATGCTAACTTCGACTGGTATGGTGATGGCGGAACTCTGCCCACTGGCGGCTCCGAATCCCTGGCGTCTGCCCTCGTTGGATTTTTCTCCTTCGTTGAAGCTGTTCAGTTGACCGGCGCTGCTCTCGATGCAGCGGGAAATGACGCGGTGACCTATGCTCGGGCGCTGGCATTCAATATCAAGATGGCAACAATCAACGCCATTAAATACCTCAACATCTATGCCTTCTTGGATGGCACTGGTGCCCTCGCAACGCTTGGGACCGCCGTCCTTACCTCCACAACCGTTAACTCCACACTGGTCGCTAGCGGCTCCATCGAAGGCACCCACTACCTCCGGCCCGGAATGACCGTCGCCATCCACAACGGCTCCAGCGCTACCGTTCGCGGCACCGGAACCATTGTGTCGCTGGCCAACCCGATTGAAGACGCTACCGGCGTCAACTTCGTGATCGGCCCCACCAACGTCGCCTTTACTACGGCGTCGGGTGACATTGTTACCGTAACCGCCAGCACCGGAGCGTCGGACTCGTTCAACAACGTCATCTCCGGCCTCAAAGTGATTCTGGACAACGGTACAATCACCTCGACCTTCCAGAACATCAACCGTTCTACCAACCCGCAGTACAACGCGGGTGTGATTGCCCTCTCCGGCTCCCCAGCACTAGCGCGAGATCACCTGCGCCGAGCACTGGCTACGGTTCAGATTCTCCAGGGCCGGGTCAGCCCGAGTCTGGAAATCCTGAGTCATCCGGCCCAGCTTCACGCCTACATGGACATGGGCTGGACCCTCAAACGCTTCAACGACCTGTCCAAGAAGTTGGACTTGGGCTACACCGCCGTCGAGTGGGAAGGGTTCCCCTGGATCGTGGACACAGATAGTCCTAAGGATCACATCTTCTTCGCTGACCGCGACCTTCTGTTCAAGGTGGTAGCGAGGGAGCTTTCATTCGATGACAGAACCGGCTCGATTCTGCGCCAAGTTCCGTCTTCGACCGCTGGGCAATATACCGACGCTTTCGTGGCCTATTTGATTTTCAGAGGAAATCTAGGAATTTATGTTCCTAACAGTTCCGTCAAAGTTAACGGGTTCAGTGTACCAACTGGTTACTAGAATCCAGCTGGTTAGTAATAGCATCTAATCAGCATGTATACAGGAATTGGGTGGGCAGCGAAAGCAATAAAGTCTCCAACTACACTGGAGATAGCTTGGGCAGCCGGAATCTTCGAGGGTGAAGGCTGCTGCTCTTTGACAAGTAAATCGCGGGAATGCCAAGAA